GCGGCGGTTGTAGGGTTTTATATGGGAACTCGGGCGGAGACTGACTAATGCAGTATTTAATAGCCTTATTAGTCGGTATAATCGCATTAATGTATTATCAAAACACTCAACTGGATAAAGAAATCGTTAAAGCTAATTCTAAAGCCTATATACAACAAAAAAGCATTAATGAGTGCAAAGATACTATCGATACACAAAACGACTCTATAGAGGCTCTAGCGATTGATTATGAGCATAATTTTAATAAGCTTCAAGAGTTGCAGAACAAGCCTGATAAAATCAGATACAAAGTAATCTACAAAGAGATTCCAACAATAGAGGTGAAATCAAATGAGTGTGAAGATATTAAAACTTTACTTGATGATATTCGTAGCACTGGTTTTTAGTGGATGTAGTGAAAAAATAGCTTATGTTCCTGAACCATATAAGGTGAAGGTACCCGTGAAGTGTGTAGTACCTGAGACTATATGCGATAGTAATCAAGATACATACACAGAGATAATTAAAGAGATGAGACTTTGCATAGAGCGATACAAAGAAAATGCTAAAGTATGTCAGTAGTATGTGATATAATTAATTAAAAAAGGTAAATCAGTGAAGTTATTAGAATGGATAAAAGACCCATTAGGTATTAAAAAGGTTATAAATACCATCAAGTCTAATGCGACTATGCTACAAGATGATATAAACTTTAACATCAGAAAAACAACTGAACTTACAAAGACTATACAAGAGTTTCAACAAAAGCAAGAGGACTACGAATTATTGCTACACGTTAAACAAGCACTTGATAGCTCAGCTCCTGATATGTTTTGGGTTAAAGATGTTAAAGGCAGGTACATAATAGCCAACAAAGCCATTAGAGATGGTTTGCTACTAGATGATAGCCCATATGGTAAAGATGATCTTGAGATAGCAGAGAATGCCAAGAAGCGATATGGAGACTATAATCATACGTTTGGTGCTATATGTGGTAACAGTGACGCAGATGTTCTTAGAAAAAAAGTACCTACAAAGTACAGTGAAGATGGTTTAGTCAGAGGAAAGTATCTTATGCTACAAGTTCACAAGAATGTTATACATAACAACAATGGAGACGTCATAGGAACTGTAGGAAGTGGTAGGGATATAACATATCAATACACTAAGCTACAAGAGATATTAGACAAAACAACAGATGAAGAGACTAGAGAAGCATTGCAAGAATTGCTTACACATTATAAATTTGACGAAAGGGATTGACATGTCAAACTTAGAAGAAGAGTATCTTAGAGATAAGAAGTATATTCACGAAACGCTAGAGTCTAATACTAAACATCTTGAAAAGCTTAACGATAAGTTTGACGTATCAATAAATCAAATAAAAGAGTAGTTGTATGGGACAACAAAATTCTGGCTTGCTAAAATAAGTACATAGACCGGATTTCTACGCTAAAATGAATAGTGGGGTATATGGTGACTACGATTACGGAGCTTGTGGTAAAAAGGAACAAGCTGCAGGAAAGTGTAGTAAAGAGGCAGATGACAAAGGTCACTACACTGACCTTGGCAAGCTGCCTTACCACCCCACTTTCAGTAATGAAAGTAAATACAGCAATGCACAAACTCCTGGAGGAAGCTGGGACCACAATCCTAAAGAAGGCTGGGTTTATACTCCTTCAGTAGACCAGATGAAAGTACCTGAGTACGCAGAAGGATTAGGTAGGTACCTCTCTAGGGAGTATAGAAGAGGTATAGATAATATTAAAATGCCTGCTCCGTACCAAATGCCAGAAGGTTTAGCTAAAGTGATAGTTGAAAAGCATATCCAAGGTCTGTAGTATAAGCAGTAAAAGTGTGGTATAATAACGAAAAGGATTTACGATGATAGAAAAACTAATAGGCACATTGTTTTTAAGTAGAGAAGTTAGTCATAGAGAACATCTAAAGACAGGCAGCTATGCTCACCATGTAGCATTGAATTAGTTCTATGACGGCCTTTTAGATGTAATAGATGTACTAGTAGAGAACTATCAAGGTAGAAACGGTATCATAGAAGATATTCCTATCCTTACTAATGATAGAAGTACCAATAATATAGCTAAGTTGCTAGAGTATCATCTATCGTTAGTAGAGAAGATGAGATATACAGCTATCGATAAAGACGATGCAGCACTACAGAGTATTATGGATGAAGTAGTTAGAGTATATCTACGTACCTTATACAAACTTAAACAATTAGCATAAGGATTACTTAAATGAGTACAAACGAATATGGAAGCCTTGTAAAAGAGAAGGGTAAGAAGGCTAAAACTTCTGAGATGCTTAAAGTCTTTAAATCAGACTTACGCTCTGCCGAACTTCAAAGAAGAGACCTAGACGGTAAGATAGAGAAGTGGAAAGCGGAGTATGAAGGTAAGCCTTATGGAAATGAAGTTAAAGGTCGTTCTTCTATTGTTTCTAGAGATGGTAAGAGACAAGGAGAATGGCAACACGCTACTCTTATAGACCCTTTCGTAAGTACTTCAGATATAGTTAAATGTGTACCTATTACTTTTGAGGATAGACCTCTAGCTAGACAGACTGAGTTAGTGTTGAATACTCAGTTCTGTAGACAGTTCGGTAGATTTAATTTTATGACTAAAGCTATTAAGATACTAGACCAAGAAGGTACTTGTGTTATACAGACTGGATGGGAGTATGAGGACGAGGAAGTAGATGTAGAAGTACCAATAGTTGAAATTAACCCTTTTGATGGTCAAGAGTATATCCGTGGTTACGAGATTCAGAAGCAAACTAAGGTTCTAGTAAATAGACCTACAGCTAAAGTATGTAGAAACGAAGACGTATTCATAGACCCTACTTGTCAAGATGACATAGATAAAGCACAGTTCATCATCTATAGATATGAGAGTGACATATCTACTCTTAAAGCTGATGGTAGGTACAAAAACCTAGATAAGATAGATTTAGATGTTAACCAGACACTAGACGGTTCTAGCTACATGTACATTAGTGAGGATTTAACTAAGTTTCAGTTTAGTGATGACCCTCGTAAAAAGCTATTGGTATATGAGTACTGGGGTAACTTCGATAGAGACGGTGATGGTATAGCTGAACCTATAGTATGTACTTGGGCAGGTAAAACTGTAATCAGAATAGAAGATAATCCGTTTCCAGATAAAAAGCTACCGTTCTTAGTAGCTCTGTTTAACAGTGTACCGTTTACTCTGTTTGGTGAGTCTAATATGGAACTTATAGGAGATAACCAGAAAGTTAAGACTGCCATACTTCGTGGTATTATAGATAATATGGCACAAAGTACTAATGGTATGAAAGGTATCAAAAAGGGTGCACTAGATACGGTAAATCGTAAGAAGTTCCTAGCTGGAGAAAACTTTGAGTTTAATGATTCGCCTAACGATTTCTGGGATGGTAGTTTTAATCAGATACCAGGCAGTGCTTTCGATATGTTCAGTGTTATGAATAATGAGATAGAATCGTTGACAGGAGTTAAGAGCTTTAGTGGAGGTATCTCAGGAGCCAGTTTAGGTAGTACAGCTACTGGAAATAAATAAGAAATTCAAGTAGGTTATAAAGAATATTATAAGGTAGGGTATGCTATAATGGCTGGCATATAAACTACTCTACTGAGGATACCAATAGATGCTGGAAACGCTAAGAAGTGTGTGGAATAAATATAATCCATTCGATATAGATAAGTGTATAAGAACGATCTCGGGGCAGCTAAATGATGTGCAATCATCTCTAGGTGATGTTCAAAGTAAACTAGATAACGAAATCCAGACTCTTGAAGATGACTTAAAGATGCATAGAGCACTACTGCACTCAATAGGTGAAGCTATACCTGATATGCTGTGGCTAAAAGGTGTGGATAATAAGTATATGTATGCCAATAATAAGATACGTACAGGGCTGCTATTCGATCATAACCCAATCGGGAAAGATGATATAGAGCTAGCTACAGCAGCTAAGAAAAGATTCGGAGATACTAACCATACATTCGGTGAGAAGTGTAAAAACTCTGATCTGGTAGTGAAGGACAACCTAAGACCTCAGAGGTTCCTAGAGTCCGGAAAGGTAAAAGGTAAGATGCTGTATCTAGAGGTATTTAAAGCTCCTGTATTCGTAGATGGAGAGCTGGTAGGTATCTGTGGTACAGGTCGTGATATGACAGAGTACGTGGAAGCGTATAGAAAAACATCATGTGATGAGTGTAGTCCTGTGAAGGACATATTCAAAAAGTATGAGTATGGCGAGGGTATGTGATGGAATACTGGGACGGACGTGACAGACGAGAAGGTACTAACCTAGACTGGCTACAGCATAAAGAGACTATCCTAGGTCAACTAAGAGAGCTGAAGCAAGGGACTAAAGAGACTGATGAAAAGGTCACTACTATGCAAGTAAGTCTGGCGGTACTGAACACTAAGCTAATGGTAGCCAGTGCTGTGTCATCATTCATAGTAGCTACAGTGGTGTCTGTGCTGGGACTGGTACTAAAGTCATGAGTAGACTGCTGGAGTTAACAATAGAGATGATGGTGCTGATAAATGAGTATAAGTTTGCGGAAGCACAAGAAGTGAACGCTAAGATAGATAAGATACTAGAAACATACGAAAAGGCGTGCTAAATGAAACTAGAATGGTTCAATGAAGAAGACTTTAAATGTAGATGTGGCTGTGGGTTTGACTGCCCTGACTGGTTCAAAGAAACTGTAGATGAGGCTAGAGCTATAGCTGGAGTACCTTTCGTACTAACTAGTGCAGCTAGATGTCTGAAACATAATAAGAATATAGGCTCTAAGGATACCAGTACTCATGTAGATGGACTAGCTGTAGATATAGCATATAAAGATGAACTATACCTAGCACGAATCGTACATGCACTAAGTAGAGTAGGGTTCACTAGAATAGGCGTAAATGCGAATAAGAAATTCGTGCATGCTGATAAAGACTCAGTAAAACCTGATGCAGTATTCGGGTACTAAGCATAGGTTAAGCCTATATGTAGTACAATGATGGTAATAAATAGGCAGGACAATAAATGAAAATAAATAAGAAAGCTGTACTAACTGCTCTTAAAGGCGATCTAACGAACTCGGAGGCAATGCAAAAAGAATGGAAATCTGTTCGTGAGCAATACCTAAATGAGACGTATGCTAAGCCGTACGGTAATGAGCAAGATGGTAGATCTAGGATAGTATCTAAAGATATAAAGAGACAGCTAGAATGGATGATACCAAGTATAACAGACCCGTTCCTGAGCTCTCCAGATATCATAAAATGTAACCCTATCACATTCGAAGATGAGGCTGCCGCAAGACAAAATGAACTACTACTAAATACTCAATTCGTGCGTAAATTCCCTAGATATAACTTCATCAATAAAGCGTGTAGAGTACTGGCTACAGAAGGTACTGTAGTCATACAAACAGGATGGGACTATGAGGATGAAGAAATAGAAACTACCGTGCAAGATATACAGGTAGATGAATATGGTATAGCTAGGATAGTAGAAGTAGAAACTACAGAAACTAAGGTAATAAGAAACCAACCTACTGCCATGGTGTGCAGGAATGAAGACATATTTATAGATCCAACATGTATGGATGATATGGACAAGTGCCAATTCGTAATACATAGATATGAAACAGACTATAGTACCCTAAAAGCAGATGGTAGATATAAGAATCTAGAAAAGATACTAGTGAATGATGGAAGCAACGATGGCGACTTCCTACCAGAAGATATAACTAGATTCCAGTTCGAAGATAAAGCTAGAAAGAAAATGCTAGTATATGAGTACTGGGGTAACTACGATATCAATGATGATGGGATAGCGGAACCTATAGTATGTGCATGGGTAGGTGATACTATCATAAGACTGGAAGACAATCCATACCCAGATAAGAAGCCACCATTCATAGTAGTCCCATTCAATACGGTACCATTCCAACTATTCGGTGAGGCACTGGCTGAGAACATAGGTGATAACCAAAAGGTAAAAACGGCTATAACACGTGGGCTCATAGATAATATGGCTAGATCTAACAATGCTCAGATAGGGATACCTAGAGGCTCGCTAGACATGAGGAATAGAAAGAGATTCCTAGCTGGGGATAACTTCGAATATCAAGGTAGCCCTACTGCGTTCTGGCAAGGTAGCTTCAATCAACTACCGTCTAGTGCATTCGATATGCTAGCTATGATGAATAATGAGATAGAAGCTCAGACGGGTACTAAAAGCTTCAGTGGTGGTATAAGTGGTACGGCTCTAGGCTCTACAGCCACTGCCGCTAGGGGGGCTATGGATGCAACTACTGTACGTAGAACTCACCTAGTAAGAAATATAGCAGAAAATATGATAAAGCCTCTAATGAGAAAATGGATGGCCTATAACGCTGAATTCCTAGAGGATGAGGAAGTGGTACGTGTAACGAATGAAGAGTTCGTACCTGTAAGACGAGATGATCTAAGCGGAAATCTGGATATAGAAATAACAGTAAGTACTGCAGAAGATGATAGTGCTAAAAGACAAGAACTGTCATTCCTACTGCAGACTATGGGTCCAAATGAAGACCCGGCTGTACGTAGGATGATAATGTCTGACATATACGAGCTGGCCAGAATGCCTGATAAAGCAAAACGTATAAGAGAATACCAACCAGAACCTGATCCAACACAGCAGCAACTGCAACAACTAGAGATAGCTAAGCTGCAGATGGAAATAGAGCGACTGAAGGCGGATGTAGCAGATAAGTATGCTAGAGCTGGTGAGAATGAAGTAGACCGTGTACTCAAGCTAAATAAAGCTAAAGTAGAAGAAGCTAAAGCTAGAAGTCTGAATAGCAAGGCTGATATGGATGACCTCAAATATCTAAAAGACGATAATGAATATGATCGTATGGTAGAAGCTGAAAGACGTCAGCAAGACTACGACCACCAAAAGACTATGGCACTACTACAACGCCAACTAGGTGGTCCAAATGAGCAAATAGGAGTAGTAAGATAATGACACTAACAGAACAATTCTCTAGTAGGGAGACGGAAAAACAGAAGGCAGCAGCGTACGACCGTATGCAGCGTGAGAGAGAGCTGGAGTCAGTCTACCAGCAAGGCAATGGAGATGCATATGCAGTAGGTAGACGTGATGGTGCCTCAGAGCTAACTGCACTACTAGAGGAAGCGGCTCGTATGCAAGAGGCAGATCCTAGAATGTATGATGCACCAGACATTCCTGCGGGGTACACTCAAGGTACTAATAGTATACAAGGTGCACCTGTAGCTCCTGCACAACGTATGCCGGATCTAAGACGTACTAATGAAACAGAACTACCAGCACCTGTAGGTTCTGAACAACAATCTGCTCTAGTAGCAGCAATGAAAGGTAGATAATGACAAACGAATCACAAGGACTAGGTAACATGGTAGCTCCTGCACAACAATCTGCACAGCAGCCATCAATGGAACAACAGATACAAGAGATAGTGGCTCTGCTGGAGCAAGGCATAAGCCCACAAGAGCTAATATCAAAAGGTGTGTCGAAAGAACTAGTAGAAGCAGCCCTACAAATGATGAGTGCACAACGTGAACAGCCAGCACCTACTGAAGAGGCTGGGCTAGCTAATGCTCTGATGGCGCAAGGTAGAGTATAGTGAGTGATGGTCTAGGAGAGATGCTGTGCAACAAACCTAAGGCTACACCTGACCATAAAACTAAAAGTCATGTAGTAAAAGCCTGTGAAGACGGAAAAGAAAAAATCATCCGATTCGGACAGCAGGGTGTAAAAGGATCTCCTAAAAAAGAAGGTGAGTCTGAGGCCTATAGAAAACGTAGAGAAGCATTCAAGGCTAGGCACGCTGAAAACATAAAGAAAGGTAAGATGTCTGCAGCGTACTGGGCAGATAAGGAAAAGTGGTAATAGGGGGCGTAATGGAAAATGACGGGCTAGGTGCTATGATGACCTACGGTGATGGTGATAATAATGTGCAGACATTCTACCATGAGGGCTCAGCTAGCAATAAGAAAAAACAAGGTAAAATAAACCCTAAATCTAAAGGAGCTAATATGGCATGTAAAACAAAAGGAAAGGGAAAAGGTAAAGGTAATGGAAAAAAATAAAGAACTAGTAGGCAAGATCGTAGCTATAATGATGATGAGTAGAACCTATGGGCATCTCTGCCATCTATATACTGACAGCTATGCTAAGCATGAGGCACTGGAGACATTCTATACTGATATAGTAGATGTGATAGACAAACTAGCAGAAGCTGCTCAAGGTAAGATGGGTAAATGCAAGATACCGTATATGGATATGAAAGGCGATGTAGAAGATCCTATAGCAGGAATAGAGTCACATCTAACTATGATAGAGAATGTAGGTAAGCGTATAGATGAGCAGTATATAACTGCAATACTAGATGAAGTACATGGCTGCTACTACAGAACTCTATACAGATTGAAACATCTGTCATAAAAATCACCTACTATAAGGGTGGTTTAAGGAACTAACTGCTAAAATAACGGTAGTTATAATAATAGCTAAACAAAATCAACAATCAAGAAGGAATTCATATATGAATAATCCAACGACTGATAACGTAGAGTTAGAAGAAGCACCTAGCGCCATAGAGACGGCTAAGATCGAAGCATTCGCATTACTGATGAACGAAAGTACTCCAGCAGGAGAGGCATTCAAGACATTAGTACTAGAGGGGTATCTAAAAGATGAAGCGGTCAGAATGACAAGCCTACTCGGAAAAGATGCTATGTCTCCATACAGAAGTCAGATATTCGAGAAGCTAGCAGCAATCGGGCATTTCGAAGACTACCTAGCGACAATTGAGTCACTAGGATTCGAATACGACGGAGAGTAGTCGTATGGCAGCTGAGTATACAGAAGATCAGCTCTGGAATATGAGTGAAGATGCCCTAGAGGCAGCTTTCCTCGAAGCCAGTGCAGCGGATAGTACAGGTGTAGATGAGTTCGAAGAGGAAGAAGCGGTCGAACAAGAACAAGAAGAAACCATAATCGATGATACAGAAGTAGAAGAAGTGGAACAACCTGATGAGCAGGATTCCGATGATGATACTAGTACAGATGATGAAGTAGATGATGATGAATCGGAAGACTCTGAATCAGACGAAAGTGACCTCGACGGAGACACTGACGAAGATGAAGAACAAACAGAAGATGATGCTGACGATGCTGAAGAAGAAGTACAACCCGTAGAAGATGATACAGATGACTTCATGAATAAAGTACATAAGTTCAAAGCTAATGGACTAGAGCATGAAATGACAACAAAAGAGATGATGGAAATGTTTCCAGCGGTATTCGGTAAGGCCTCCGACTACACAAAGAAAACTCAAGCTATCAAGCCCTATCGTAAAATGATAGATGCTATAGAGCAAGAGAAGATATCTCAAGATGATCTAAATCTGCTAATTGACGTACGGAAGGGTGATAAAGAAGCTATCGCTGAGCTACTAAAACGAACAGGTGTAGATGCCCTCGAATTAGAGACAGATGAGAGTAAGACGTATACACCAAAAGATTATGGTCGGGACGCAAAGGCTCTAGACCTAGATGAGACGATTAGGGAACTACAAGAAGATCAAGATACCTTCAAGGTAACTCAGAAACTCTTAAGTAGTGAATGGGATGATGATAGCTATAAGAAAATGGTGGAATCTCCAGAACTAATCAAAGGGCTGCAAGTCGATATAAAAAGTGGATTCTATGATAAGATCGCTCCTACTATAAGCAAGATGAAGACTAGGGATAGTGTAATGGGTCATGTAAAAACTGATCTAGAGTACTATGCAATGGCTACTAATGCGTATATGGAGAATGAAACTGCTGCTATGAGACAAGCAGAAGCTGATAAGGCTAGAGCCGAAGCTGAGGCTCGTAAAGAAGCTGAGGCTAAGCAGGTCGCTGAAGTCAAGGAGAAGTCCGCTAGGGTGAAATCTAATAAAGATAATGCCGCTAAGCGTAAAGCCGCGACTCCTCCTAAGAAGGCTGCAGCAACAACTAAGGTGACTGACTACCTCGATGAAGATGATAATGAAGCATTCGATGCGTGGTACAAGAACCTGCAGGATAGGATGTAATCCTACCTGCCTAAGAAAACAAACAAGGAAAAGTAAACTATGGCTACAAATATCTATGGTAATGGTACATCTACTGCATCAAACGGCAGCAACGTACAAACGTTCTATTTCGACAAAGCTGGTATCAAAGCAGCTAATGCAAGTTCAATCTATGGACAATTCTGTGATCGCAAATCTATGCCTCAAAACATGGGTAAAACGTTCAAAATCTCTAGATGGCAACATGTCTATGACTTAGACCTCAATGATGCGTCATTCGCTACAAAAGGGTACTTAGGTAAACGTGACCTCACAACAATCTCTGATAAGCTCAATGCTACAGATGGTTCAGGTGCTGCATTGACTGAAGGCGCTGGTGCTATCAATCAAGTATCTCCACAAAGAATCAACTATGAGACATCATTGGCTCGCTACGGGTATATGATAGAGTATACTGATGAGGCTAAACTATTCTCTGATCAAATGGTACAAGTACGCTTCCGTGAAGAGCTAGGATACTTAATGAACCAAACAGAAGAAGATCTCATCCAAAGAGATATGCTCAACTCAGCTGGTATCACTATCAATGCTGGTGACGTAACTATCGATCAAATGGGTACAGGTATCCTCGCTGATGGTACAGGTGATGAGCTATTCAAAGTGTCATATGACCTCGTTCGTAAAGGTGTAAGAGCACTCAAACGTAACCGTGCTAAGAAAGTAACAGAAGTAGTAACTGGTGATACTAAGATCGATACTCGTACTGTAAACAGTGCATACTATGCAATCGTAGGTCCTGAAGTAAAATTCGACTTAGAGAACGTAGCACGTGGTACATCATATGAGAGAGAGTACACATTCGTACCTGCATACCAATACGCATCTGCTAGCACCTTAGCTGAGGGTGAATTCGGTCAAATGCATGATGTAAGATTCATCGAATCTGAAGGCGCATTAATGGAAGAAGGTGCTGGTGCAGCAATTCCTGCGGACTATGCTGGTGAGCTATCTCATGACGGATCTAACTTCAACGTATACCCACTCCTGTTCCCAACTAAGGGTGCATTCGCAGCGGTAGGTTTACGTGGTAAAAACCGTATTCAGTTCAACGCAGTATCTCCTGAGGCTGTTAATCAGACTAACCCGTACGGAACTAAAGGTTTCTTCTCGGCTAACTTTTTCTATGCATCTATCGCGTTGATGCCAGAGAAAATTTTGAGAATAAATACGTTGGCTTCAGCGTAATTTAGGCATAAGATATTCTTAAGCCTAGTTATAGGGCACTTTAAGCAGCTTAATTGCTGCTTAGTGTTGTACTGCTGTATATAAATAAACGATATAGCATGAAGAGAAAATAAACCTCCCAAACTACAGTAGCTACTGTATAGACCTCCACACACAAAAACAGTATCTAGACTAGGTAATAGCCAAACAGTAACTGTACGAACTAGTAAGATACATGGGTATGTATTCATAGGTATAAGCTAACTCTAAGCAAAAATACTATATACTACCTCGTAAATAAAACCACAAAGGATTTAGAATCATGGCAAATGAAAAACTAAATGAACTAAAACAAGAGGCTGACTCATTAGGTATCACCTATGGGGCAAATATCAAAGAGGAAACTCTACAGAACAAGATCGATACGTATAGACAGAAAGATGCAGAAGCACCTGAAGTAATACCTCAAAACGTCGTAGAAGACTCTGTAGATCACGCAGACTATATAGTAAAGAAAGATGACGCTCTCCAAAAGATCAAGATCAATCTCAAACGTCTACAAAGAGAGAATGCTAAAACTAAGGTAGTGAAACTCACTATGGTAGATAAACGTGAAGTAGGTAATGCAACATCTGCATACTTCAGTGACGGTAATCTCAGTATGCGTGTACCACTCGATGTGTATGTAGAAATGCCTATCGGCCTCATCAAACTCGCTGAACGTCAGAAAGCAATTCTGTCAGTACGATCAGGAGAATCATCGGTAACTAAAGAAGTACCGAAATACGTAGTAGAATACAAAGATAGATAACTATGTAGAGCTCATCTAGGTGGGCTCAATCATAGATATAAATAGGAGATAAAGTGGCAGACTTCGTAATACCAAAAGGTAAAGACTACAGCTTCAACGTAACTGTCATGGAAAAAGATAGCTTCCTGGCACAAGACCTAACTAGCATGAGTGTAGCTACATTCACACTATATAACCAAAATGATATGTGTCAATATGGAGATCCTATAACAGGCATAGTCGTAGATGTACAGAACGGTGTATTAAAATTCACACTACCTAGTACATATACAGAAGGACTCTCCTATGAAAGAGGTAGTAAGGTAGATGGGTACTATCTAAAACCTGTGTATAATGCAGTAGTGGAAGTAACATTCACAGACTCAATAGAGCCAATCATAGCACTAATGAATAAAGTGTATGTAGCTCCACTGGGGTGCTAGATGCCAACAGAAATAACTACTGATAGTGTAGATGTAGTAGCTGCTGATAATGTAGTAGTAGAGAGTGGCCTGACTAACGTAGATGTACGTACAGATAAGACGAAGACCGCATATGTAGATCCTAGTAACTTCGTAGTAACTAGTGGGGGCATGTATAGTTCTGACTACCCAGCCGGTACTGTACCTGAATGGCTACTAGGTGCCATAGAGCAACAACTAAAGACTGGTGATGGTAACATAACAGATCTGGTAAATGACCTCTCTAGCCTAGTAGGACAGCTACAGGAAGGCGTAAACCAGGCTATCACTAAGGTAGATACTGCCACAGAAAGCTTCAATGCACTAGAGACGTCGGTAGTAAGTAAACTGGATAATGACCTAGCTGCGGCGTACGATGCTATAGTCACAAAGGTAGATAACGAAAGTGCTACTGCTATCGAACTATCGGTACTACGGGCTGAATATAATAACTCTAAGTCAGATATAGCAAAGATACAAACCTCATATGTAGATTCTGACCAAGCCCTGGCATCTGATATAAGTGTAATATCCGCTGAGATGAATGGTATAAGCGCGTCTATAGAAGACACTAGAGAAGTAGTAGTAGGTGAACTAAAGATATGGGATGGTGAAGGCACAGCACAGCTAGGTATGGTATATGAATTCAATGGGGTGTGGAAGAAGTACATGGGAAGCCTCATAGGATGGGTACATACTACTGATATGGAAGCCTATCAAAGAGTACTGGCAGTAGAAGAGGACGTGGATACCTTCACAGATGCAGTAACAGGTAGTCTGGTAGATTTGCAGAATCAAATAGATGGTAGTATCACGACCTGGTTCGATGACTATACTCCTAGTAATGCTAATGAGCCGTGGCTAACATGGGATGCGGTCGATGATGATAATGGTAACAATAATGAAAAAGATAGGCATCTTGGAGATATATTCTATGATACTTCTACAGGCTCTGGGTATAGGTTTACGTACACTACCGTCTACGGATGGGGCGTCATCACTGATGCAGCTATCACTAAAGCACTGTCGGATGCTTCAAAAGCACAGGACACTGCTGATGGTAAACGTACTGTGTTCACTACTACTGGGGAATTCCCTCAAGCCCAGAGTATAAACGGGACAGTAGTACCTATAGAGAGTGGTGACCTATGGATTCCAAGTGCAGACTATACATCAGGTGGTAAAACATATCTAGAAGGGGAAGTGTACCGATATGTAAAGGGGGGAAATCCTCTATGGGTAGAAGCTACTAGATACACAGAAGCTATCCTTGCAACTGACCGTCTGGTGAATAGGAGACTATTCAATGGTGCATGGGGGGACACCCCTACACTAGCTGGAGGTACGGTAGCTATCCCAGAAGTAGGTGATGTATGGGCTGTATCTGATAGATGGTACAATACCGCTGGCACAGGAGTCGTAACTACAAGACCTGCGACTAGTATAAAAAATGCAGTATACGGATGGAATGGTAGCTCGTGGATAATAATACCTAGGGATCAGATACCTGCTAATATAGTATGGGCAGGAGCTGCAAGCAGTCTGCTGACAGGGCCTAATGGTGAGGTGACCGGATGGAGCTATGCGGACGGTAGTGGTGAGCAAAGTACGTTTGCAATAAGTGCAGATAAGTTTTATATACAGGACGGTAGTAATGCAGCTAATGTACCATTTAGTATTGATGCTACTAATGGAAACAAAATCAAGTTCAGCGGGGTCGTAGAGTTTGGTAGTGTATACTCATCGGATGGTACGACACTGGATGAAGCATCATTCGGTAACCCTGTGATATACAGGCAGACTACTACACCCACAGGCTCACTGGTCAAGAAAGATGATCTGTGGCAAAATGGTACTACATGGAAGAAGTATAATGGGGCTAGCTGGGTAACTGTATCGACCCCTTCAGATCTGACTGGGTATGTAGAAAATGACGCAGCGGCTGGGGTTAACGCAAGTACCACCTTTATAGATGGAGGTAAGATAACTGCAGGCACTGTACAATCAAATATATTTGCTGGTAACAAACTAGTAAATTTAGTATGGAATGGTAGCTCATGGATACCTGCTACTGGTGCTGATATAACTATGGAAATAGATTTGGCTGGTGGGAGTATATACATAAAATGAGTGCGTATATAGGTAAAAAATCCGATAATACTAATAACATAGTCCATTTTACAAGGGAAGTAACTGACAAATCTATTATGGGGAACGGCCCTCTTAGCAGTACATCATTTCATAGTGAGAACCCGTATGTGGAAGTGGATTACATTAGTTACTTCACTCCGGATTGGTCTACAGCCTATTGGTTTGCCGACTTTAATATGCAGTCTTTAAAATATACTGGTGGCCCTGTAAGTCGGCTCAAGCCTTTCTTGCTACTGATGAAAGTGGTAGATGTCAATATAGGGGAGGTTTGGGTAAGTCTTGCCTCACCTAACTATACTTATTCGCAGTCGTACTATGATACTATGGCCTTCTCTATTGCCAATATAGGTACGCACGATATCACTTTAAATAATATCTATCCTGGGAACTACGTAGACATAACGTCCCAAAGCAATGGTAGTACCGCTGTTATGCCTTCAGAGATTATGTGTATTGGCTTTAAGAACAGCATCACTAACTTCGATAGTGTAAAGATGCAAGGTAATATTCAGATAAATAATCAAGGTATATCCGTAGGAGGGGGTAATATCTTTGATAAGAGGTTTATAATGCTATCAGGTACTCCTAGATATGAATCAACATCCCGTAATATCCTTAAGATATATACGGGAGGACCAATTAATGCGGAAACAAACCTGAGTAATAGTGACTGCTCTTACTTGCACATATGTGGACAAGAAGATGCGATAAAATACAATGTGGATATAGCGTCTGAAGAAGTCGTAGTAGATACTGTTTCTAATGGTACAAAAACAATAATCTCTAAGAATTTTAGCTATCTGCAGAAGTTCTCTGTGATAAACCTGAGTAATGTGGATCCTAGAACAGACTACAGATTTTCTATAGCTACAAATAATGCGATAAGTGACCGTATAGGCAACACAGTAAAAATGAATATAGGATCCTTAGGGGTTATTTCGTCTTCAAGTTACTTAATACTACATCTAAAAATAATTTCTGCAGGTAATGCACATACATGGTACATAAATACTATAATAAAATCCGGCCGGGAAGTCCTAACATACTGGTGTGGAGGAAGTATATGCGAGGGTGTATACCTAGGAGTAGCTAATAGTAACTTGCACTTGTACCTATTGACAAACATCGGACAAGGCGCAGGCTCTCAAGCATATGCATATACATACTCGAATAACCAGTCTGAAATTAATATCAGCAGTATTACAGGGTGGATCGCCAAAGTCGGCATCTAATACACAAAAAAGGAAAATAAATGGCAACAACAATAACATACTCACAAGAGCTAGTAGGTGATCTATATATACTAGATAGCTACAAAGAGCTAATGGAAGCATCTACCGCAGAAGGTAGTATATATATAAAGACTAAAGAAACGCTACAAGAGCTATTCGAGAATAGTAACTTCGATGATAATGTGAAGGCTCAAATGATTAGCGAGGTACTAGGTAACCTAGCAGTAAGTATGACCAATAAGGCTATGGATACTGCTATGGCTATAGAGATGGCAAACCAGCGAACTAAGTATGAGCTGACTAAAATGAGAGAGGATACGAAACTAGTAACTGCTCAGATAGTGAACATGGCTCAAGAAGAGGATAAAACGTCTGCAGAGATAGATACGCTGAAATGGAATAACTATAAAACACAAGCAGAACTGTATAGAGACTGGGGTGTATCTAGCTACCTACTAAGCCCTATAACTGATACCGTAATACCGTCAAGCAGCTACATGAATGACTACGGCACTAAAGTCGAAGGCCTGAAGGCTGCTAGAGCTAACAGATACCTATCGTATGCTAAGAGCTTCAGACAAGATGGTCTAGTAACGCTAGCTGTAGATGCTGATGGTAAGCTGACAAGTGCAAACGGTACCGATGAGGGTCAAAGCTACTGGCAAAATCTAGTAACTCAAAGACAGTACAAAGGATTCGATGATAACATGAGACAGCACGTAGCTAATAGTAGTGCATCAATGATGAGTATGCTCCTAAGTACAGAAACTAGTGGTATAGACTATGATCCGTACCTTGGTCAATGGAATAAAGCTCTCGAATACCTAAATACAAATACTCCGCAGAGAGGATGGTTGATGGTAGAGGTCTTGAAAATAGGAACTTTTTGGACAGGAGATTACATAACAGGGGATACTTACAATATCGTACAGACAGACCTTCAGAGTTTAGCTAGCGGTAGTAGCGGTACGGTACTGGCACTTAATGAGTTTACAGTAGGGCAGGAAGTTACAGGTTACGTAATCTCATCACTAAATAACGGTAAAGTAATTATCAATGGACAGACATTAGATCTGTATATTGACTACGATGACGAAGATAGGTACTTTAGGGCATATGTGCCTACGTACTAAACTGAAATAAGGAAAATAAATGTACATAGTAGAAGATAGGATAACTCCCTCAGTAATCGGCTATGTGCATGGTACTAGAATAAAGAATAGAATACTAAGATACTGGCCTAAAAGTGGTGGAGCATTCGATAGACTGTATATGTACCGTAAAGATGGTGGGGGCCCTCAGAACTCTACAGCACATACTGCTATCTATAAGCTCCTAAATATGGACTATAAGAAAGATGTGCAAAGCCAAAACTATAAGGGCGTGCAAGATGCCTGGATATACCTAAAGTCTATACCTACCAACATAGACTGGTCTAGAGAGGAGCTGGCATTCCGTCTGAATCTAGAGCTAGAAGAGGGTGTGGAAGTAAAGAGGTACTTCGAGTGGTCATCTGATGTATCTAATATAGCGGCTAAAGATATAACAAACGTAGATATAGTGAATGAGGTACGTGCAAATACATTCAGTGCTGTATACACTAAAGCTGACGACAGTGAGCATGACTGCCTAGCTGTAGCCCTAATGGATAAAGATGAAGATCTATTCGACATAACATATACTGTAAAACGTAGGAAAATATCTACTACAACAAGACGGTCTAACAATATAGGGATAACCACTAATCGATATAGTTCCCTACCTACGCTGAACATACAGGCTACTATAGAGATATCGTACACTAAAAAGGTAGATGCACTAGATCCATCCGTAACCCCTCTACTAGATAGAGTCGTATCTCATGTGGAGAACTTCCCAGAATGGAGTAGCAAGTCGTCTATATCAGGTAATATAGATGCTCTGGTACATGAGTCAGCAATGTCTACCTCTATAAACAAAGAGCTGTATAGCCTATACCTACTAGATACCCCTATAAGTGCTAGTGATGCAATGTATACGGTAGATGGAAGGCTAAAGGTGGAGTACTTCAGAAACCTACCAGTGAAAGATGCTGGTATACTATTCAGAAAGTCCATAGCTACTGACTATAGTGAGATACCAGCAAAATGGTGGGAGAGGTTAATACAGGTGGTGATAACGATAGCTATCATAGTAGTGGCATTCGTAACAGGTCAGTGGTATGCCATAGTGAGCTCTACTGCATGGATAGGATTCCTATTCGCTGCATCTATAGTACTAACACTAGGTGCAATAGCCATGGGGGCACTAGCTCAATACGCTGCAAGTATAGGTAAGAGTGGTCTAGCACAACAGATAGGAGGCTCAGTAAAATTCCTAGGAGTAATAAGTCAAGTAACCGGTATAATAGGGGCTGTGCTCTCCTTCGGTAAATCGTATGCAGCAACTAAAGCGGCTCTCGCAGAGGCCTCTAAGATTGCTATATCTGAGGTAGGTGTAAAAGAAGTACTGGCCGAGATGGCTAAGAATGCTCTGGCAGAAGCTACTAAAACTACTGCTGCTACAATGTCAACAGGACTACAGTATATAACTCAAGGGTATAACCTATGGATGAAGTATGTAGAAGAGCCTAGACGTCAAGAAGAAATAGAAAGTAAGCAAGAGATAATAGCGGAGCAAGAAAAGCAGATAGAACAAGAAGCAGGTCCTGAACTGATAGACAAGATAAATATGGTAATGGAGGATCCGTACTATAATATATATGAGAATATGAGTAGTATAGATACTGCTAGTATGGTACATAGAATGACTGAAGCTAAGATAACTGATAGGTTCAATAAATACTACACAGCTTAAGCTGTAATAAATAAAAGGAATGGTATAATGATAGTAATAAATAGAGGAGATGTATAATGGCTGATACCCCATATATAAATACTAACTGGAATCAAGCAGGTGACCTAAGAAGTCAACTACAAGCTACATATGGTATGGGTGCTGGTGATGCTGATAAATTCACTAATAACTTCATACAGAGTGGAGAAGGTAATGTAAACGACTATATATCGTCTAGTGGGCTAGGGTCTGTACTAGCTAAATCTCCTAATACTGGTGTACCTGCAGGTGGGGTAGGTAGCTATGCCACATACACAAATCCTCAAGGCCAAGTGGCAAACATAGACAAGTCAGCGTATGATGCTATAAATACTGGTGGTGCTATAGACGGAACACTAGCTAAATCCCCTGATACTGGATTCATGGGGACTGGTATGACAGGTATGCAATCTGCACAGGTAGGTCTAGGGGCTATAGGTCTAGGTGCAAATCTGTACGATCAATTCTGGGGTACAGGAAGTAAGCTGAGAAAAGCACAGCTAGATTCTTTAAACCAACAGATAGCAAGTAATGCAGACCTCATCAATGAGCGTAAAGCTACTAGAGCTAATATACAAAAACACTTCGGGTAAAGGGCAGTAAATATGGCAGCAGATAAACCACAATGGAGTATCCCTAGGTCTACAACTGGAGGGTACACTGTCGGAAACGATATGATGAAATTCGCAGGTATGCTAGGTGGTATAGAAGCTACTAATATAGCTAAAGACAAGGTAGCTAGAGATGAAGCATATCAGCAACGTCAGTCTAACATAGCAAGAGATGAATTCGCAAAACGATATGCACTCCTAGAGGCTCAAGATAAACGAGCAGCAAACGCAGCAGACGAGGCTAGAAGTAAATCTCAAGCCGAAATGTACGCTGCAGGGCTACGTGCTGATACAAGCCCTAGCAAGGTACTGTCAAAAAGTGGTACTACTACGGTCATACCTGCACGTGAAGGGGTAGTAACAGACCCTATGTATAAAACAAGTGATCTAATAGGTACTAAAGCTGATGAGCTAATGAAACTGAATGAGAGGATAGAAGGAAAAGCTCCAGCATCAGAAGCGGATAGATTCTCTGCATCTACACTAAGAAGTAGCCTGCAAATACCTGATCAGCCTAGGCTGGAAGGAAAAG